AACACAGGTAGCATGAAATACATTGTTAGATTTTGAAATGTAGACCAACCTCTAGTGTTGCCTTCACTATCATATCCAACGCCTGTTGTTTCAAATTTGGTTGCTATATCAACAAGTAAACCTACAAATAGTAAGATTACACCTGTCCAAGCAGCCATACCACCTATTAGAACGCCAGCGCCTGCAACAATAATTAATACTGGTGCAAGTAAATAGCGTGCATTAAGTAATAAGTTTCCCATTTGATTTTTCCTCCTATCAAAATGGTTACATTCTAGAATTGTATCGTAAGGAAGACTGATTGTCAATGGTGATTCATTGTTCAGCCAGGGACGATAAACGCCTTTTCTAGAAGTCTGATTATATTTAGTATTTTAGGAATGTATAAACTGAATTTTTTTAAATAAAAACAATATGTTAGTTTATTAGTGGATACTAAAATATCTTTATGAAAGGTCCGTTTAAATCGCTAAATTCTTTTTTAGCTCCAAGGTATAATGTTTCTAGCCATTCTTTAAATTTTTTCTTCTGTGAAATTTTATAATAAATTTCAATGTATCTTAAAGTAAATAATTTAGATGTGATTCTTCCTAAAGCGTTTGGGTCTTTACCACAATTTTTTAATCCGTATTTTAAGTTTTTTTCAAAACTAGATTTTTTATTACCCAACTCAAATGGAAAATCATAATCTACTTTTTCACCATCTATTTTATAGTCTTTAATTTGATTGAAAAAGTCTACCCAAAATTTTATTTGTGCTTTACTAAAATGGCCATTAATACTTATCATTGGGTCTTGCACAATTGAGGGTGGTGCTTGTAATCCTAATTTTGCTAAAAATGGGTCTATCGCAGCTGTTGAAGCTTTGCTTAGTTTTGCACCACCACCTTGAGGTGTCAAATCCGTTTGAGGTTTTGTTGTTGGTTTACTATATCTAAAACTTCTTACTTGTACACGAATTTGGTCATTATTAGCAAACATTCCGAATGAAAATTCTCCTGTATCAAAAAGAGGAGGATTTGTCATATCTAAATCACATTTTAGAGTTCCTGGTTTTAATCTATATTTTATTGTTTTATTTGCCCCCATATTTGCTTCTTCAAGTTTTGCCTCTTTAGCTGATTTTGCAAGAGCTTTTAATGATATGGGTATCATATCTTTTTTAGTTAATAAATCTGCCATGTACTGATTCAATAGAATTAATTTTTCATCTTTTGGAAGTGGGCGGTCCGAAATATCTTTAATTTTGCTTCTTATTTTGGACTCCTTATCTTTTTTTACCATTATTATATCCATAGGATTCCACCTGTCTTTTGTAGACACGCCCATTTTTTGTGCAGCTAGTTTTTCAATAAATGGCATGATACCTTCATCTCTACTATATGTGTATCCTCTATTATTACCTAGATATTTTTTTAGTGCTTTTGCTTGTAATTGATAGTGTTGATACCACATTGCTGGCATATCGGGATAGGCATTCTTTTCTATGAAACCTATTGTTGGTTCTTTTCCTTTTTCTATAAAACCTTCAAAAAATAGCCTAGAACCATTTTCTTGCATTTTAGTATCTTTTGCTGTAGCCATGATACTATTTATATTAAAGGAAAGGAAAACCTATGTCAAGCTTTTTTTATAGTTTAAAATCTGAGAATTTTTCGTATGCCTGTTCAGGCGTTTCTTGTGGTTCTGCTGATTGATTACTATCAACAATGTTTTGAGCTGAGGCGTCTACATCAAACAATCTCATTTTAGAACGGTCAACACCTATCATAAATGCACGATTTATAGCAGGGTCACCAAATCTATTCTTTAATTGTTTAACTTTAAATTGACCTAAAGCGTCTAGGTCAGAGTTAGTCATTATAGCAAACATAAAGTCTGCCGTTGCTGGCAAACCAAAACTTTCAGATGTATCTTCAAGACCTATATCTGTTGATACAAAACCTGACCTGGTCGTTTGAGTAGCAGAAAATATCGGCACATCAAATTCAACAGCCAGGCCTCGTAACTCTTCCGCTATTGCTTTGATGTAAAAATATGATGAGATATTTCCACCTTTAAATCTGCTACTCGCACAGATATTGAGGTAATCTATGAATACGACATCAGGTTTAAATGTTTTCTTTAATGACAATTCGTTTAGTAATGCTCTAAAATGACCACTATGAGCAGACGCTGTAGGATATTCTTTGATAATTAATTGACCTAAAGTTTTGTTTTTTAGTTTATCCATTTTATTATCATATAACTGTTTAGGCATGGCGTGTAAATCATCTATGGTAACATCAAATAAATTAGCGTCAACTCTTTCTGCAATTCTTTCTTCTGCCATTTCTAATGTTATATACAATACATTTTTACCTTCGGTCAACCAATGAGAGGCACAATGACACATAAACAATGATTTACCAACACCTGTACCTGCAAGTGCAATGTTTAAGGTTTTACTTGGCACACCGCCTTTTGTAATCTTATTAAAATATTCTAAATCAAATTTAAATCTTTTTTCTCTTTTATGATAGAACTCAAATCTAGCTTCAGCGTCATCTACATAATCGTGACCAATATGTTGGTCAAAAGATACAGCAAGAGCTTCTGATAAGATAGAAGGTATTGCCTCTGGATTTTGTTTCTTATCTTTGCCATCTAGTATCTGAATACCTTTTAGAACAGCATTATGAACTGCACGGTCTTTACAAAACTTTTCTGTTGTATCATATAACCATTGAGTTTCAACTTCTTTCTTTTCAATACCATGAACTAACTTTTTAACTTCGGTAATTTCATCTTCGTTGATATCTTTTCTTTGATTTAATTCTACAAGTATTGTTTCTTTTGTAGGTAAGTTTTTATACTTGTTTACAAAACTATTGATTTCTTGAAACAAGATAGTTTCAAATCTATTAGCAAAAAATTCTTCTTGTAGAAAAGGTAAAACCTTTCTAGTATATTCTTCATTATAAAATAAATTACTTAGTATAATTTTTTCTAATCTTTCACTCATTTACATCCTCAAACTTTAAGAAGTCCATTTTACCTGTGGCTAATTGTTCTTCTACTAACTCTATCAATATATCACCAATATAATCTATAAACTCTTGTGTATCATAATCAACATCATTAGGATTTTTTAAAACATTGTAGTCAAATATGACTGACATTTTTTCATCATCTTCTACTGGTTTAAAACCTACATTACCATATTTGTATATGATATCTTTATAATCACCTTCAACTAACTTTATACAAGTATAGTCATCATCAGGTCTTTGTGCAAAGACATATCTTTTATTCTTCTGTTCCGTAGGTGAATTTTTTTCTTGTGTACTCATCAATCTTATCTAATATTTCTTTTTTAAAATATTTTTCAGGTTCATTATTAATAGTTTTTGCATACTGTTTACTGCCATCTGGTAATTCATATCTTGTAGATACTTTAGAAAAAATACCAGCTTCTTCTGCAAGGTCTAATAAACCATAATGTTGGTCTAAACCTTTTGTATAAGTTAGTCTAACATCTACCATGGCATTTTCTTTTGTAATTCTTGACTTGTAATTTTTACAATGCACAATATTACCTACAACTTCTGTACCATCTTTTTCTTTTTTCTTGCCAAGATAGACAATACTTGAAGCTGCATATTTAAGACCAGAACCACCACCCATTTCTTTTTGTGGGAACATAGAACCAATTACATCATAAGTATGATTGGTCATTATCATTGGTACTTTTGCTTGACCTAGTTTTAATGTTAAAACTCTAAATGCTGATTTAACAATTTGACTTCTGGTCATATCTCTAGTTTCTTTACCCTCTGCTGTATCTTCCATTTCTTTTGTTGTTGATAACATACCTAAAGAATCTAATACAAACATAATAGGTTTTCTTTTATCTTTTTCTTGTTCTAGATACTTGTCAATAATTTTAATTGCTTGTAATCTAAATTCTTGAACTGTTGCTACAGGCATGATTACAACTCTTGAAGAATCAATACCTCTTTTTTCTAGCATATCTTTTGATACGGCGTTTTCTGATTCAAAGTAAATCACGCCAGCGTCTTTGTCTTTATCTAGAAAGTGTTTACATATACCTAATGCAAAAAATGTTTTACCTGTTGCAGCTTCACCAGCGATTGCTGTAATTCTACTTCCTGGTAAACCACCATAGATACTGCCTGATAGTAAAGCGTTGAAAGCATATGAACCTGTGTCAATAAAACTTTCTACATCACCACCGACAACACCTTCACTAGCTAGACTTGCATATTCGTTACCTGTTTCTTTGATAACATCTTTTAAAAAGTCATTCATAATTTCACCTCAATGATTGGAGTATATACCATTTATCTTATAATGTCAATGTTGGTTGAGTTAGTCCAGACTTCAAGCTCTGTTCTTAACCTGTTGTCTGTTTTTAGATTATTATATCTATTAGTAGCTTTCTTTTTCCACCACTTAATAAGATTTTCCACTTCATATTTATCGTAATTATCCTCTTTGATAATTTCATCAGTTTTACCATTTACGATATCTATATAGTTTCTAATACCATAGTTAGATACATAATATCTTTTTCTTTCAGTAAGTTTTTTTGCATTTTCTAGGGTATCTTTAAAGTTATCTAAATCTGTTCCGTCTAAGGACCTTTTTATCAATCCTTGTATTGCTGTTGTTAGTTTTAATTTTTTACTTGAAGCGTCTTTTGGTATTAAATTACCAACTCTGCTTTCAACATAATCAACAAGTCTTTTCCAAGGTTCGCCATGCATTAGTGGTGTAAAATCACTATCACTTAAACCTCTATTTTTTAAAATAGGTTTCATACCATCATATTGACTTGATGACTTACTACTACCATACAAACTTGTTGTTTCAAAATAAACTAAATTCATATCATATTTTTGATTCATTCTTTCTCTGACATAATGACTGCAACATAAGGCAGCTAATAATTTACCACCTAGATAATTAAAACCAAATGGTTGAGCAGGCACAATAACAAAACCCATGATTGATGTTTTATTAAATGATGATAATTCAGGAACATTTCCTAACAATTCATTTCTAGGTTTCATATTAATTACAGGTGAGGCAAGTCTAATAAAACCTACCCATTTGCCAGTATTTTTTTCTTTAACTGCTAATCTTAAATTTTTACCAGGTACACTTGTCATATTTGTATGACTTGAAATAATATTTAAACATGAATCAAATGTTTTATTATCAGGTTCTTCTATGACAAAATCCATATCTTCTGGCGACATTGTGTAATCATTAAATAAGTCTTCTTCAAATCCCATACCAGGCAAAGCAGTAGGCATATGTTTTATTTGTTCAAGTTTTTGTTCTAACATATATTCATCTACTCTACTAAAATTTTTAAAGTAGTCTGATATGGCCTCTGAACAATGTAATGCTTCTTTTCTTTCTAATGTTTTCATCCGAAAAATAACTCCAGATTAGCTTCTTCTTCTACTTTCCACCCAATAGAATTTAATATAAAACTTAGAGGGTCAATAAATGTTTTTTGAAACTGTGTATCATAATCTATGTACTTGTCTAATTCAAATTCATGTGGTAATCTACCCATATAACTTACAACATCAAACTTAAATGGATTTGGGTCTTTGAGTTTTACAAACTTAATCTTATCACCTTCATTTATGTAAGGATATTTGTACGCTAGTTTTAATCTTTTAATATGATGATTATAAATTAAGGCGCCTTTAACATGAATTGGTGTGCCTTTTTTAAATATACTATTTGAATCATAATATCTTTTTATATGATTACAAGACCTTGGAAAAGATACTTGTTCAGCCGTCATTTTACTAAATTCTTCTCTAAAGTCAGCAACAAAGTTTTGTAAATCTTTTTCTGTTGATGTCATAATTAAATTAATCGCCTCTTTAATTTTACTACGACATACTTCTGGTGTTGATGATTTAATAGCTTCAATACCCATAATTTTAAGTTTAGGTTTTGCAAGTCTAACACCTTCATCATCTAATACATTTAACATATATCTTTTCTTTGCTGTCCAAATACCTTTGTTTGCAATAACTTCTCGTTTCATCACCATTGCATTTTTAAATGAGTTAGTATAATCAGATAATTCAGCAAAACATTTTTCAATATATGGTTCTAGTTTTTGTTCACATACTTTATTTAAGAAATCTACAACTTCATTATCTGATTTATCTTTACAAGTTTTTTCTACAAGTTTATCTAACACTAGATAAATTGAATCTGTATCTGAAGCTACAACATAATCTGCTTTACCCATAGTCTGTAATACACCATTTAGATATTCATTCATTTTGTTTTCAATAAATCTAATAATAAATTGACCTGCTGTTGTAATAGCACTTGCCTGTCTAACATCATAATATCTAAAGTATTGGTTACCAACTGCACCATAAGCTGAGTTTAATGCAATCTTTCTTGCCCATTGAATGTTATGACACCTAGATATTTCTTTCTTCAATTCTTCTGTCTTATTTTTTTGATATTCTTTTTTAGCTTTCAACATTCTTTTTTTGTAAATAACTCGTTCTTTGT